ATTCAGGAGATTCGAAATGGAACAGAGGCGTAATTTTATAAGAGGTGCAAGCATCATTGGTGCCTTTGCTGTTGGTGCTGCCTCTTACAGGCAGGTGAAAGAAATGGCTAATGAACATAAGGACATTAGTCATCTTGCACCACCAAAAGAAGCAACATCAATTCAGTTTACAGGTGCATATGGTGAGAAACCTAAAGCACCAGAACCAACTATGGGTCAACATGTAATGTATGTCAATGGTTGGAATGAACAAGTTACTCACCGTGTTTCTATGACTGTCGGTAAAGACAATCGTTTGTGGATGAAAATTGGTGATGAATGGCACAGAGTTGCTATTGAAACTTAATGTGAATTTTTTTATTATGAAAGTGGTGTATGGAACATTTATTATGGACAGAGAAATATAGACCACAAACAATTGAAGATTGTATTCTACCTGAACGGTTGAAACATCCATTTCAGGAATATGTTAATCAACAGAATATTCCCAATCTATTGTTAAGTGGTGGTGCAGGCGTTGGTAAAACTACAGTTGCCAAGGCTATGTGTAATGAAATCGGATGTGACTTCATGGTCATTAACGGTTCTGATGAATCTGGTATCGATACCTTTCGTATCAAGATTAAAAACTATGCTTCATCTATGTCATTGTCTGGTGGTCGTAAGGTCATCATCATTGATGAGGCTGATTATCTAAATCCAAACTCCACTCAACCTGCTTTGCGTAATGCAATTGAAGAATTTGCAGTTAACTGTTCATTCATCTTTACTTGTAATTACAAAACTCGTATCATTGAACCATTGCACTCTCGTTGTGCAGTTATTGACTTTGCATTAAAGAACGGTGAGAAAGCCAAGATGGCTACTGGGTTCTTTAAGAGAATTCAAACGATTTTGCAAAGTGAAAAAATTGAGTATGTTGACTCGGTTATTGCAGAATTAATTAAGAAACACTTTCCAGATAATCGCCGTATTCTAAATGAACTACAACGATATTCACAGTTTGGTAAAATTGATATTGGTGTTCTTACACAGATTGGTAATGTTCAGATAAGTGAGATTACTAAACATATCAAAGATAAAGACTTTACTGCAATTCGTAAGTGGGTTGCATCTACTGATTTAGATACCAATACAATGTTCCGTCAGTTGTATGATTCTTTATATGATGTTATGAAGCCACAATCTATTCCACAAGCAGTTGTGATTATTGCTGACTATCAATACAAGAACGCATTTGTTGCTGATACTGAAATCAACCTTGTCGCATGTTTGACCGAACTCATGGTTGAATGTGAGTTTCTATGATATTAGATTTATTTCGACCAACCTTTCAATGGATTAAAGATGACTGGACTTCTAATCGCTCTCGTTTTGTTATTGAGTTGTTCGCTTGGGCTATTTCTATTGGTTGCAGTATTACTATGGCAGCCACAGTCCCAAACCCTCCTCTCTTGGTTCTTTATCCTGTTTGGATTACTGGTTGTGCCCTCTATGCTTGGGCTGCTTATACTCGGAAATCATTTGGCATGTTGGCTAACTATGTCTTGTTAACTACAATTGACACAATCGGATTGTTTAGGATGTTAACATGAGTAATCCATTTGACTATGTGAACTCGATTCTTCAAAACAAAAAGAATCTAATTGTAGATGAATTGACAGAGAAAGAATATCAACCATTTCTAGTTAATAGAACTCTATCCTATCATAAAGACTGTATCCTTTATGCCAATGAAATGAATCGTAGACACTTAACTGACAAAAAGTTACAATATGATTTTCTTCTAAATACCATTAGGTCACAGAAAAGACCTTTTGCTAAGTGGGTTAAGTCTGAAAAAAGTGAAGATTTAGAATGTATCAAGCAAGTTTTCGGCCTGTCCAATGAAAAAGCTCGTGAAGCCATGCGCCTCCTTAGTAATGAACAAATCCAACAATTAAAAGAACAAACCGATACAGGTGGATTAAGGAAATGATATGGTTGATTTGGCCAAATTCATTGAGGTCACTCTCAATGAACAGGATGATTTTTTAAAGGTCCGTGAAACTTTAACACGGATAGGAGTATCTTCTAGGAAAGAAAAGGTTCTTTATCAGTCGTGTCATATATTACACAAACAAGGTAAATATTATATAACACATTTTAAAGAACTGTTTGCACTTGATGGAAAACCATCTAATATTTCAGAGAACGATATTCAAAGAAGAAACGCAATTGCAAATTTGTTAGAAGAATGGGGTCTTGTTACAATCTTAAATAAAGAACTTATGAAAGATAACATTGCACCGTTACATCAAGTAAAGATTATTTCATTCAAAGAAAAAAATGATTGGCAACTGATTACCAAATATAATATTGGTAAAAAACCTCAAGATTATTGAAGTCTTTGACTAAATAAAACCGTGACGCCTTCGGGGTCACATTTCATTAACTCGCTTAATAGGAGATAACTATGACACGCTTTACAGCATTATATCCACAATTTGTTGGATTCGATAATATCTTCAACGAACTCGAAAGACTCGTTGATGGTACTGCACCAACAAGAAACACATCTTTCCCACCTCACAATATTATCAAACTAGATGACAACAAGTATGTCGTTGAAATGGCAGTTGCTGGTTTTGGCCAAGATGAGGTCGATGTTGAAATTCATGACGGTACATTAATCGTCAAGGGTGAAAAGAAAGACCAAACTGAAGTGGATTATTTGTATCGTGGCATTGCTACTCGTTCTTTTACCAAGTCAATTAGATTGAGTGAAAGTATTGAGGTTCGTGGTGCCCAATTCAAAGATGGTATTCTTAAAATTGCTTTGGAAAATATAATTCCAGAACATAAGAAACCAAGGAAAGTTGAATTTAGTAAAGAACTAAACTTCAACAATCCAAAACTGCTTCAAGAAGCAGTCTAACGCATTTCTAAACAAACGAAACGAACTATGGCAACTATTGTTGACCCTATTGAACGTCATGCATTTAAAAACATGATGATTAATGCTCAACTAATGGGCTCACAAGTTTTTGAAAAGAATAAGAAACGTGGTAATGAAAAAGAAACTACTTGATGCAGGAGTAAAAATTGGAAAAATATAGCGCACAGGTTGTTGAGGTTTGTGAGAATGGTGATGCAATATTACAATTCTCGGAAGAAATGATACAAGACCTTGGATGGAAAGTTGATGATGTACTAAGTATATCTATGGTAGATGGTGCAGTACATTTGAAAAATATTACTAAAAATCCTGAATTATTTAAGGAATAAATTATGGTTAAAAAGAAAAACAAAATTGTTGTGTATGAACAGGCACCCTTTGTACAGGGATATTGTTTAGCATTATCTGATGAAAAATTTTATAATCCATATGATGAAGTTGAAGATGCAGAAGCTGATGCATTAGATTTTCATCGTGGGTTTGAAAATGGCGTAGGAGTGAATTAATTATGTTAGTTATGCCAGATACTATGATGGGTAAACCAGTAGGTTTTACCTGTTCAACTTTTGATTTACTTCATGCGGGCCACATTCTTATGTTGGCTGAATGTAAACAAATCTGTGATTATTTGATTGTTGGTGTTCAAAGTGACCCAACTGTTGATAGACCAGGCACTAAAAACAAACCAGTTCAATCTATTGTTGAACGATATGTCCAACTCTCTGCGGTTAAATTTGTAGACGAAATCATTGTTTACAACACCGAAAAAGACCTTGAAGATATGTTGATGTTCTTGCCTATTAGTGTTCGCATTATTGGTGAAGAATACAAAGACAAAGATTTTACAGGCAAACAAATCTGTGAAGACCGTGGTATTAAAATTTGGTTTAACTCTCGCTCACACCGATTTAGTTCTTCTGAATTGAGGCAACGAACCTATCAATCAGAGTTAGGTAAAAATCTAACATAAAGCTTGCACACTAACAAGATTTATGTTACAATGATTTTATTATGTTATTAAAGAGAGAAAATATGAACATTCGTGAAATTGCTAAAAGAGTCGCTATTGAATATCGTTTGCCTAGAGCAGACAGATATGACCTCTATCTAAGGCAATATGATAATATGGTCGAGGTTCTTGGTTGGATGCAAGACCCATCGGCAGATATGAATGATTATCGTGGAAGAGAAATGCTCTTTCCTAAACGATGGATAACTATAGGTGTTTTACCTGCAGGAGAAAAGATCCGTGTATAGAGTTTCATTTTTACTTAATGGTACAAGTGGTGTTGCTTTTCAAGAATTTGAAACTTTAAAAGAAGCAACAGATTTTGCCAATAAACAATTAACAGATTCAATAATAGAAATTAAACATTATGACAATAAAGCTCGTGACCTTCAAAACGAATCATACGATTCTCGCAGACAATGATTGAATGAAATACTACACAAATGTTGCCTCTGTTGGCAACAATATTCTTTATCGTGGTGTAAAAGATGGGCGGCGTGTTAAGTACAAAATTGCTTACACGCCGACTTTGTTTTTGCCTTCCAAAAAACAGACCAAGTTCAATACACTTGATGGTGAGTATCTTGAACCAATGAAGTTTGAATCTATCCGTGAGGCTAGAGATTTCGTCAAGCGTTATGAAGGTGTTGAGAATTTTAGAATCTATGGTAACAACAGTTATGCCTATGCGTTTATTGCTGATGAACAAAAAGGTATGATTGACTGGAAGATTGAAGACCTATCTATTGCAGTAATAGATATTGAGGTTGGTTCTGAGAATGGATTTCCAGATCCATATCTTGCAAACGAACCTATCACCGCAATTTGTGTTAAATATCTCAATGGTCAAACAGTTGTGTTTGGTTGTGGTGATTATGAATTGCGTGGTGATGAAACTTATATCAAATGTGATGATGAGTTTCAATTATGTAAAAAGTTTCTACGATTCTGGGAAGAGAATTGTCCTGATGTGATTTCAGGATGGAACATTAAGTTCTTTGATATTCCCTATCTTGTAAATCGTTTCAATAAGATTCTTGGTGAAGATGAAACAAAAAAGTTATCACCTTGGAACTTCATTAGTAGTCGCAAGGCTGTTGTAAACAACCGAGAGTTGACTGCATATGAATTCGTTGGTGTCTCTATACTAGACTATATTGAACTATACAGATGGTATGCGCCAGGTGGTAAGTCACAAGAATCATATAGACTAGATGCCATTGCACAAGTTGAACTTGGTGAAGGTAAGATTTCTTATGATGAGTTTGATAACCTTCATGCATTGTATCGACTGAATCATCAAAAGTTTATTGAGTATAACATCAAAGACGTTGATTTGATTTTTAAACTTGAATCGAAATTGAAACTGATTGAACTTGGTCTAACTTTGGCATAATGACACCAAAACAAACTTTGAAGATATCTTTGCACAAACAAGGATGTGGGACGCACTAATCTATAACTACTTATTGGACAAGAACATCATTGTTCCTCCAAAAGAAGAAAAACATAAGTCATCGGCATTTGAAGGCGCCTATGTTAAAGTGCCACAAGTTGGTTTACATAATTGGGTTGCCAGTTTTGACTTGAACTCTTTGTATCCTCATTTGATGATGCAATTTAATATTTCACCAGAGACATTAGTTGAAACATCTGATTACACACCAGAAATGCGTGAATTGATTATGAGTGGTGTGTCTGTTGATAAGATGTTAGATAAACAACTTGATACTTCTAAACTATCTGGTGTTACAATTACACCAAATGGTCAATTCTTTCGTACTGACAAACAAGGTTTCTTACCAAAGATGTTAGAAGAAATGTATGTTGACAGAAGTAAGTTTAAGAAGATGATGATTCAGGCCAAGAAAGACTATGAAGTTGAAACTGACCTGAACAAAAAGAAAGATTTAAAAAATAAGATTGCTCGATATGACAACCTACAACTTGCAAAGAAAGTTTCTCTTAATTCTGCTTATGGTGCTCTTGGTAGCCAGTATTTCCGCTTTTATGATTTGCGAATGGCTCTTGGCGTCACTACTGCTGGCCAGTTGTCTATTAGGTGGATTGAAAATAAACTAAATGGATACTTAAACAAATTATTAAAGACTGAAGAAGATTATGTTATCGCCTCTGACACAGATTCGATTTATCTCCGTCTTGGTCCGCTTGTTGACAATGTGTATGGTACGGGACAAAAAGATTCTGTTCCTTCAAACATCGACAAACAACAAGTTATTGCCTTCATGGACCGTGTATGTGAAGATAAAATCCAACCGTTTATTGATTCATCTTATCAGGAGCTTGCTACGTATGTTCATGCGTATGCCCAAAAGATGCAAATGAAACGAGAAGCATTGGCAAACAAAGGTATTTGGACTGCCAAGAAACGATACATTCTAAACATTTACAACAATGAAGGTGTTGCATATAAAGAACCACAGATGAAAGTTATGGGTCTTGAAATGATTAAGTCATCTACACCTGCGGCTATTCGTGAGAAGATGAGACTATCTATTAAGATTGTAATTAATGGTACTGAAGATGATATTCATAACTTCATTGAAGAATTCAGACAAGAGTTTAAGAAGTTACCACCAGAAGATATTTCTTTTCCCCGTGGCCTCAATGGTCTGAAAGAATACTCTGATTCTGTTACTCTATATAAAAAAGGTACACCAATTCATGTTAAGGGTGCAATTCTTTACAATCACTATTTGAAACAAAAGAATTTGACAAAAATTTATCCTCTTATCCAAGAAGGTGAGAAACTTAAATTCACCTATCTGAAACAACCAAACCCATTCAAAGATATGGTCATTTCTTTTCCAAGTAGATTGCCAAAAGAATTTGAATTACAAGCTTATGTTGACTATGATATGCAATTTGAAAAGGCATTTCTTGAACCTATCAAAGTGATTTTAGATTGTATGAATTGGTCAACTGAGAAACGAAATTCGTTGGAGAGTTTCTTTGGATAATATTCGTATTATCAAAACAGGACTTAATGTCTCTAAAATAATGAGACAGTTGGAAAAGTATTCTGGAGATTGGGGTTCACAAAATAAAATTGAAGGTGTTCAATCTCTACAAGATAGAGGATACATGAATCTGCCTGCAGGTGTTTTGCAATTAGTTATTGGTGCTGTTACTAACGCAAATGATTATGTTGGTGATAGTGAAATTAACATTGCAACACCCGCATACGATAGACACACAGAAGTCATTGGATTTATAAGAAGACACTTTCATAGTTTCTGTAGATGTGGATTTCTATCACTAGAAAAAGGTGGTGAAGTCGGTCAACATATTGATATTGGTTCGTACTATCAAACCAAAGATAGATATCATTTATCAATTCAAGGTCGTTATGATTATACTGTTGGTGGTGAAACAGTTACAGTAGAACCAGGAACTTTACTTTGGTTCAATAATAAATTAATGCATGGAACAAAAAATGTAGGAGATTGTACAAGAATTACTTTTGTGTTTGATGTTCCACACTCAAAGAGAAATCCATGATACAAGTATTATTACCTTTCTTAACTGCAATTGGTCTATCAGCAATTGCGGCCTATTATTCAGTCATTGGTCTTGCACAGATATTTCCAGGTTCATATTGGCCAATTATTGTTATGGGTTCTGTTCTCGAAATATCGAAATTGGTAACAGTATCTTGGCTATATAACAATTGGAGTGTTACCGTGCAGATAATGCGTTACTATCTATTGACTGCTATTATTCTGCTGATGTTGATTACTTCAATGGGAATCTTTGGATATCTTTCAAAGGCACACCTTGATACAAATATTGTTGTTGGTGCAAATAGTGTTCAATTAAAAACATTAGATACACAAGAAAAGATTGCCAAAGAACGATTAACTTATTTGTTACAAAGAGCAGGCGACCCAGCAACTGCAACAAAGAAGATTGATATTCAGATACAAGAAACACAGGCAGAACTAAAAAGAATTTCAATAGAAAAGTTGCCTTTGTTGTCAGAAGAAAACAAACTAACGGCAGAAATTGGTCCTATCAAGTACATAGCCGAGTTATTCTATAGTAAAGATGACCCGAACTTCATAGATAAAGCAGTACGAAGCGTAATTCTAATTATCATATTCGTATTCGACCCACTTGCCGTTTTGTTATTGATTGCATCAAATCAAACCTATAAGAGAATGAAAGAAACTGTGGAGATAGAACCTGTAAAGAAGGTAAAGAAGAAAAAAGAGCTTGACAAATCAGCCAGCCCTAGTTTAGAATCATTCTTTGAAGAAAAAAATAATACTAACGAAATTATACCGAAAACACAAATTACCAAAATGGATGGAGGATCCTTCTAATGAGCTTACTTGAAAAAATTAAAAAGAATTCAACAATTAAAGATAGTGCAATACTATCTAAGTCTAAATTCTTTACTGAAAAAGATATGGTCACTACAGGTGTGCCAATGATTAATGTGGCACTATCTGGCAGACTTGATGGTGGTCTTATACCTGGTCTTACAATGTGGGCAGGTCCATCTAAACACTTTAAAACTGCCTTCAGTTTGCTAATGGCGAAATCGTATATGGACAAATACCCTGAGGCAGTCCTTTTATTCTATGATTCAGAGTTTGGCACACCAGTCAAATACTTTGAAACATTTCAGATTGATATGGACAGAGTATTGCACACACCACTAACTGATATTGAACAATTGAAGTTTGATATTATGCAACAATTGGCCGATGTGAATCGTGGTGATAAACTAATCATCATACTTGATTCAGTTGGTAATCTTGCATCAAAGAAAGAAGTTGATGATGCACTTGAAGGTAAATCTGTTGCAGATATGAGTCGTGCAAAACAAATTAAGAGTTTGTTTAGAATGGTAACACCACACTTGAACATCAAAGATATCTCAATGGTTGTTGTTAATCACACATACAAAGAGATTGGTATGTTCCCGAAAGATATTGTTGGTGGTGGTACAGGTTCGTATTACTCTGCTGACAACATTTATATTATTGGCCGTCAGCAAGAAAAAGATGGCACCGAGATTGTCGGTTACAATTTTATTATCAACGTAGAAAAGTCCCGTTATGTTAAAGAAAAATCTAAAATACCTATCTCTGTATCTTTTGATGGTGGTATTAGTAAGTATTCTGGTCTACTTGACCTTGCACTTGAGTCCGGCCATGTGGTCAAACCAACCAATGGTTGGTATTCAAAGGTAGACCAATCAACTGGTGAGATTGGTGACAAGAAAAGAATTGCAGATACAGCAACACCTGAATTTATGGAGTCAATTTTAAATGATGATAAGTTTAAAGAGTTTGTTAAACACAAATATGAAATTGCATATGGAAACATTATGGGAGAAACTCCTGTTTTGGAAGAAACAGAAGATGCTTAAAGAAGGCGTTGATTATCATTTCTTCGACTTCAAAGATTCTGATGTAACTGGTATAGAACTTCTAATGAAAGAATATAAAGGAGTAATATATCACTATCAGAAGGCAAGAGTGCTTGAAGAAGGTGAATTTGCAAGATTGCAATTCGGATATACGATTGTTCATCCTGGTGAACATGACATTGATGACTTGACAAAAGATGATAATTTGCATACAATCATGGGTGATATACTTACTACACTATTAGAAACACAGGCAAATGAACAGACTAGAACAGACAATAATCAAGAATTTAATATACAATGAGGAATATGTCCGTAAGGTATTACCATTTATTCGACCAGATTATTTCTCAGACAATGCAGAAAAGATTGTATTCAAAGAAATATTTGAATTCATAAATCAATACAAGAATCCTCCTACACATGAGGCACTTGTAATCAACTTCACAGAGAAGAAGAATCTTACTGAGCCTCAAGTTCAAGAGGCAATTGCACTACTAAACAAAGTACACCTAGATAAAAACGAACCAACCGAAACACAATGGTTGATTGAACAAACTGAAAAGTTTTGCCAAGATAAGGCCATCTACAATGCCATCATGGAATCTGTTTCTATTCTGGATAGTAAGAGTGAGAAAAGAACTAAAGGTGAAATACCTCAACTTCTAAGTGATGCTCTTGGTGTTTCATTTGACAATAACATTGGTCACGATTACACACAAGACTTTGATTCTCGTTATGATTCTTATCACAAAGTAGAATCTCGTATTCGTTTTGACCTCGACCTCTTTAACAAGATTACAAAAGGCGGTCTCCCGATTAAGACATTAAACATTGCACTTGCTGGCACTGGTGTTGGTAAGTCTTTGTTTATGTGCCATGTGGCTGCAGGTAACTTATCACAAGGTCAAAATGTTCTCTATATCACAATGGAAATGGCAGAAGAAAAGATTGCAGAGAGAATCGATGCCAACTTATTGAATATTGATTTAGATGAATTGAGAACAATCAGTAAAGAAGATTACACAAGAAAATTCTCTGCATTGAAAGCAAAGACACAAGGTAAGTTAATCATCAAAGAATATCCAACTGCTGGTGCATCTGTATTACATTTCCGTGCCTTGTTAAATGATTTGGCTTTGAAGAAGAATTTCAGACCAGATATTATCTTTATTGATTATCTAAACATTTGTTGCTCTGCAAGAATTAAACCTGGCGCAAACGTAAACAGTTATTCATACATCAAGGCGATTGCAGAAGAACTTCGTGGTCTTGCCGTTGAGTTTGGACTGCCAGTTGTCTCTGCTACACAAACAACTCGTAGTGGTTTCAGTAATTCTGATCCTGGTCTTGAAGATACTTCTGAATCTTTTGGTCTGCCTGCAACTGCCGACTTTATGTTTGCGTTAGTGAGTAATGAAGAACTTGAGGCCTTAGGTCAGATTCTTGTTAAACAGTT